TAAAGTACCTTTTTCACAACCATTACAATGGATGCAAGACTATATGAGAGATCATTGGAGAGTAGAATATGGTCATACATTAGTGCAAAAAGGAATGCATGCAAAAGTTTTATATCCTAAAGAACAATCTGTTTTAATACATTCTATAGATCCCGTTGATTTAAGAAACTCACCAGATTATACATTGATATATGGTGTAGAGGTAGAGGACAAGTCATGTGAGTGTATTATTGAGTATGATGATAACAGAAGAAAAAACAGAACATGGCATATTCCCGTTAAAAATAATAATTTTATTATGTTCCCTGCTACACAAAGATATATGATTACAGAAAATACATCTAATAAATTAAATACAATTTTGGTTATACATTATGAATATATCTAATTACTATTGGTACTTTGAATCTGCAATACCACCAAGAATTTGTGATCTTATTGTTAAGTATGGTAAAGCAGAAAAAGAAAGAGAAATACTAGCGTTAACTGGTGGCTTTGGCAGAGATAGAGATATTAAAAAAAATCCTCTTACCAAAAACGAAATAAAAGATTTACAAAAGAAAAGAGATTCTAATATTATATGGATGAATGATAAGTGGATTTATAGAGAAATTCAACCTTACATTCACATGGCAAATAAGAACGCTGGTTGGAATTTTGATTGGGATTTTTCAGAAAGCTGCCAATTTACAATATATAAAAAAGGTCAGTATTATGATTGGCATTGTGATAGTTGGGATAAACCTTATATGGAAGAGGGACCTACAAAAGGAAAAATTAGAAAATTATCTGTAACTGTAACATTAACAGATCCAAAAGAATACAAAGGTGGAGAACTAGAATTTGATCTAAGAAATGAAGACCCTGATAAAAAACCTAATATGAAAACCTGTACAGAAATATTACCAAAAGGCTCTTTGGTTGTGTTTCCTTCATTTGTATGGCATAGAGTCAAACCCGTAAC